GTTGCCAATATGTCTGCCGTGATTGGTGTTAGGAATGGCAACAGACTCACGATTGTTGATGAAATTAGCGGCGCACATGACACTGATGCATTGGCGCAAGAAATTAAACGCCGTTATCCCGATCACCGTATTTACGTTTACCCTGACGCCTCAGGCGGCAATCGCTCCACCAACGCCTCCCGGACTGACATACAAATATTGGAGTCCTACGGGTTTAGCAATCAATCTGGGCGGTCTAACCCTGCTGTTCGTGATCGGGTGTCTGCTGTTCAGGCGCTGTTGGAGAACGGCAAAGGCGAAATCAGGCTGACGGTGGCGCAGGGTTGCAGACGGCTGATCGAATGCCTTGAGCTGCAGAGCTGGACAGAGAAGGGCGAGCCGGATAAGGAGGCGGGCCACGATCACATGGTTGACGCCTTGGGGTACGTGGTGTGGCGTGAGTTCAACCCGCTACAGGCGAACGCTGGCCGTGGCACTGGCATCAGGCTGTATTGACGATTTGTGAACTGACCACTGGGGTGCTTGCCAAACCCACGGGGTATACCCCATAATTAGGGGACAGGGGGCGACCCCACCACACACAAGACCATGACCCGCCAAGAAATCGCCTACGCCGTCCAAGAAAACTTCAAGATGGCCGAGTTCTTCAAGGCACGTAACGCCGAGGGCGATGCAGTGAAAGCCCAGCAATGCCTTGAGTGGAACATTCGCCTGCTTTCCGCACAGCCCGACGACGACACCCACTTTGACAACATTTGACCGTCCGGCCCCTTCGGGGGCTTTTTCTTTTGCCGCTACCCTGAAGCCGCCGCAACATCACAATGTCTGCACCCCTTTGGCGCGATCTTGAAGCCGCCTTCGACTCAACCGTTGACGACGCCTGTTACGAATTCAACGAGGCCGCTTCCGCCATGCTCACCGCCATTCAGCAGTGGCTCTACGACGAAGGCTTTGACGAAGCTGCCGACGCCCTAGAAGACGAAATCACCCGCGCCGACGAAGCCGAATAAACTACCCGCGCTGGGTCGGTTCTGTTCGTAAGGCTGAACGCCGTGTGTGGCGGTATCGGAGGCCCAGTCATTATTTACACCTAACCTAGAGCCATAGAATTTGTGTATGGCTAGGCGCAAAGAATGACCTACACCGGTTTTCGGCATTACGACCGGCTGCTGACGCGCACAGCAACGCAGGTGCAAGACCCCAACGGCGCTTGGGCTGCACAGGAAGCACATTGGATATTGATTGAAGACCTGCTGGAAGGCACCTACGGAATGCGGCGTAAGCATCGCCGTTACCTGCCGCAGGAACCCCGCGAACAAGACGAGTCCTACGACAACCGTTTGGCCCGTTCAGTTTGCCCGCCGTATTACCAGCGCCTTGAGCGGATGCTGGCCGGCATGTTGACCCGCAAGCCAGTCCGTCTTGACGATGTGCCTGATGTCCTACGCGAACAACTGTTTGATGTAGACCTGCAGGGCAATGACCTGAATATTTTTGTCTACGAGCTGGCCCGAAAAATGGTCCGCTACGGTCACGCCGGTGTTTTAGTTGATTTCCCTTCTGACTCTGGAGACGAACTGCAGAACATCACCGACGCGGCCAGCCTGCGCCCGTACTGGTGTACTTATGTGCCCCGCGATATTTTGGGGTGGCGTTCTGAGGTAACCAACGGTGCCCAGCGTCTGACCATGCTGCGCCTGATGGAGCGGGTGGTCGTGCCCGACGGTGAGTTTGGCGAAAAGTACGTTGAGCAGGTTCGTGTCCTGCGTCCGGGCTCCTATCAGATTTTCCGGCAAGACGACACCAAAGGCGCCTTTGTTGAAATTGCTTCCGGCACCACCAGCCTTGATTACATCCCCTTTGCCGTTGCCTACGCAAACCGTGCTGGTCTGCTGGAATCCCGCCCGCCGCTGGAAGACATTGCAGAGCTGAACCTGAAGACCTACCAGATCCAAAGCGATCTGGACAACATGCTGCACATCAGCGCCGTGCCGATGCTGGCGTTGTTTGGCTTCCCCAGTTCCGCCGAGGAAATCAGCGCTGGCCCGTCTGAAGCCCTTGCCCTCCCCGCCGAGGGTCGCGCCGAGTACATCGAACCGGGTGGCAAGAGCTTTGAGGCTCAGTTCCGCCGCCTTGAGCAGATCGCCGCGCAGATCAACGAACTGGGTCTGTCCGCTGTGCTGGGCCAAAAGCTGAGTGCCGAAACTGCCGAGGCCAAGCGGATTGACCGCAGCCAAGGCGACAGCACCATGATGGTCATTGCTCAGCAGGTGCAGGATCTAATCGACAACTGCCTGCGGTATCACGCTGATTACCTTGGCCTGCCGCAATCTGGCAGCAGCTTTGTTAATCGCGACTTCATCGCCGCACGAATGGAGCCCGCCGAAATTCTTGCTCTGCTGCAGACCTACACCGCTGGCGTGATCAGCCAGAAAACGCTGTTGGATCAACTGGCTGAGGGCGAAGTTCTGGGCGATGACTTCGACGTTGAGGAAGAACTGGAGGCAACCCAATCTGGTGGGTTGATTGAAATGGGTGGTCCAGAAAACCTTGGCAGCGAGGATATTACGGGCGAAGAAATGATGCAGGAAGATGACCAAGAACCCGTTGTCCTGCCTGAATAATGACCCAATCAGGCGTTACACCTCGCCTGCTCAATATTGAGCAATTCAAGCGGCGTATTAACCGCAAAGATCCTGTTGCCAATATCTACCGCAACGCCATTGATCTAAACCGCTTCGGCAATGCCGTCGCCAAACAGATTGTCCGCGATTACAACGACATAGTGCTGAGCGCGGTTGATGACTTACGCCGTATCAACTTTGGCCAAGCTACTGCCGGTGCAGGCATTGTTAGCCCCGCCTCGGTTCAAGCCCAACGGCTCCGCGTGATCCTTGCCCAGCTCAAGGAATCCTTGGACGGATGGGCGGGTCGCAGTACAGGATATGTCGCCACTGAACTGCAGGGTTTGGCGGAGCTGCAAAGTGAATTTGTCACCGAACAAATCAGGCTGGCCGTAAGTGGCGGAATTGTTGATCAGCGCGAACTGCTGCCGTCACAGGTCAATGCCTTAGCCCAGATCAATACCGTTGAGGTTGCACCGAACTTTGCCGCCAGCGTTGCATCCATTGACCCCACCGATTTGAACTTCACCCTGCCCGGCACCGGTGGCTTTAACTTGACCGCTGGCCAAGGCGCTGCGATCACGCTGCCCAATGGTGAGGTAGTCGAAAAGGCATTTCGCGGCCTAGCCGAATCACAGGCGCAGAAGTTCAACGCCATTGTCAGGACTGGAATACTTACCGGTGAACCGACCGCGCAAATTGCCAATCGCCTTGTTGGCAACCTTGAATTTGGTGATCTGGCCAAGACCGCACGACAGCAAGCCCTAGCCGGTGGCGAACTGACCCGAATGGCTGACCATCAGGTTCTGACCGTCGTTCGCACGAGCGTTCAACAGGTTGCTAATGCCGCCAGTGAACAGGTCTACCGAGCAAACGACGATATAACCAAAAAGTACAGGTACGTTGCCACATTGGATAGCCGGACCTCAGCAATTTGCCGGAGCCTTGATGGCAAGGAATACGTTTACGGCAAGGGGCCCGTTCCGCCTGTTCATTTCAACTGCCGGTCAACAACAATCCCGATCATTGATTACAAAGGCTTGGGCATTCCGCCGCCGGATTGGGGTACAGGTCCGTCGGTTCGCGCCAGTGCTGATGGTCCGGTGAAAGGAAGCCTTACTTACGGGCAATGGCTCAAGCAACAGCCTGCGGCTTACCAAGATGAAGTTTTGGGTAAAAATCGTGCTGCTTATTTCACCAAGCTGTCCAACAAATATGGTCCGCAGGACGCCTTGGCGCGAATGGTGCGGGAAGATGGCAGCGAAGTTACCCTGAAACAACTGCAGCAACGATATGGATCTGCCGATAATTAGGCGCTACCTAGACGGTCGCGTTCAATCTGATTGGGTTGAAGTTGCCTACGGCGAAGCGGTCATTGAAGCCAGACTGCAAAAGTTGGACGACGACAGCATTGGCTGGGTGGATAAGTCCGGCCTAAAGTTGGATCACTTGCCGTTGTCCCATGGCCAAGAAACCGACCAAAGCCGAAAAGAAGATCGGCAAGGTGATGAGCGAGTACAAGGCCGGAACACTGAAAAGCGGCAAACAAGGTCCCGGCAAAGGTCCGGTCGTCAAAAGCCGTAAACAGGCCATCGCCATTGCACTGAGCGAAGCCGGCAAGGCACGTAAACCCAAAGGTAAAAAGTGATGGCTATTGGCATTGGCTCCCGCGTTAGCTGGGTTTATCAAGGCACCACGACCTATGGCGTCGTCACGGGCAAGGCTGGGCGTCGTGCCAGCATCACCGGCCCATCTGGCGGCACCGTCACCCGTGTTGGCACCGACGAAGACCCCGTGTTGCGGATTGAATCGGAATCAACCGGTAATCCGGTGTTGAAGAAACGGTCAGAATTAAAAGAAGCGCCGAAACGGAAATGAACGGCAGAATCTGGGAAGGCAGTTGCACTTACCTCAAGTGTGCTGACGGCATGATTGAAGGCCGGTTTATTTTCCCGACGCCCAACAACCCAGAAATCCTCGGCGCATTGATGGGCAGGCTGGCCGAGGGCGTTGAGGTAATCACCTGCACGGATGATGAAGAAGATGGCGATTGAATACCGAGGCGAAAAGTTCGACGGCTACAACAAGCCGAAGCGCACGCCAAGCCACCCGACCAAATCTCATGCGGTTTTGGCGAAAGAGGGTGAAAAAATCCGTTTAATCAGGTTCGGTCAACAGGGCGTGTCAGGCTCACCAGCGCAAAAAGGAGAGTCAGCAGCAGACAAGGCCAGAAGGGCATCATTCAAGGCACGCCATGCGGCCAACATCGCCAAAGGCAAAATGTCAGCGGCTTACTGGGCTGACAAGGAAAAATGGTGATCTACCGACCTTCATCGCGGTGGATTCGATCCTTTAGCTCTGAGACGTAACGGCGCAGGTCATTGGCCGCGTCAACATGCCACCGCTCCCCAGTCTCCAGATACCGCTGGGTGTGTAGGTCAATCGCCTTGAGCAGCCAATAAATCACTGGGCACCAAGGCTCACGAACTGGCGTGTTCCATTCCCGCCGTGACATGACGTGCCTTTTGGCTGGCTTACCTATACACTTTGGCGGTAAACCCTACGGGTCACAATGTCTGACGAACAACTGCAGGAAGCTACGCCCACTGCAAGCGCTGATGAATTTGAAGCCCTCAAGCGCAGCATTGAAGGTTTAGAGCGTAAAAACTTTGAACTGATCGGCAAGCTCAAGGAACAAAAGGAAAAGACCGTCGCTATTCCTGATGGTGTTGACGTTAAAGAACTACTGGAGTTCAAGCGTCAAAAGGAACAGGAGGAACTTGAATCAAAGGGTAAGTACGACGAAGCTCTGAAGCAGTACGCCCAACAGTTCCAAGTACGCGAAGAGGATTACAAAAAGCGGATTGCAGAGCTTGAATCAAAGCTCACCGTCAATCAACTTGATAATCGCGTTGTTGCCATCCTTGCCGAACAGGGCGCTCACAACCCGCACGATGCCCTTCGTCTGGTCCGCGATCAACTGAAGCTGGACGAAAGCGGTAACCCCGTGGCTGTTGATGGCTACAACGAGGTGCCCATGGATCAATGGGTTGAACGCCTGAAGGCTGAGCGCGGTTACCTGTTCAGGGCTCCGAATGTCAAGGGTTCTGGCGCTCCCGTTGGCACCAAGCCCGTGTCGTCTGATGTTCCGGCAGGCACCAAAAACCCGTTCACGCGGGAATATTTCAACCTCACCGAGCAATCGCGGCTTTACCGAACTGACCGTGATTTGTACGAACGCTTGAAGGCAGCGGCAAACAATGCTTAATATGTAACTGCTAGACGCGATTGGTTACGCCACTCCGTCATTGGGTTACGCCCGCAACCAACAAATTCCCTGAGGATTCATCATGGCGACCCTTCGCTCTGATGTCATCATCCCCGAGATTTTTACTCCGTATGTGATCGAGCAATCGACTCAGCGGAACCAGTTTCTTGCCAGCGGCGTTGTGCAGCCCATGGCGGAACTGAATGCAACCGAGGGTGGTGACTTTGTTAACGTGCCTTTCTGGAAGGCCAACCTGTCCGGCGATCTGGAAGTCCTTACCGACTCCACCAGCCTGACCCCCGGCAAGATCAGTGCTGACAAGCAAGTTGGCGTGATCCTGCACCGTGGTCGTGCCTTTGAGGCCCGCGATCTGGCTGCTCTGGCTGCCGGTTCTGACCCCATGGCCGCCATTGGCGCCAAAGTTGGTGAGTACGTTGCTAACCAGCAGCAGGCTGACCTCTACAAGTGTCTGGAAGGTGTGTTCAGT